TAGGTGTAATTAATCAGGACGGTCTTGCCATAGTCCAGGAGCGAAAAGGTGTAAACCCCATTGACGACCCAATATTGACCGGCGGTGCCGGGGGCGCTGGGGGTGCCGGTAGCCTTGGTGAGGGGAGTTCCGTTGGCATAGGTGACGCCGCCATCGGACACCCAGACGTTGCCGCTGGGGGAGATGGTGGCGCCGACGGGCATGGCGTAGTTATAGGTGATGACCAGGTCCCCCGGCGAGGCGCTCTGGTCGAGGGGACTAAACCAGTAGGTGCCGTTGAAGCAGGTGTATTCCCCCTGGCCGACGGCCGGGGGATAAATGGGGTTGGGCTGCGAATACGGGATCAGGGTGAGGGGGACGCCGGCCAGGGTGACGCTGACGGGGCCCTCCCACAGGTCGTAGTTGACCACGGTTAGGGGGTTGTCGTCGGGAAGGGTATACTCCTCGGTGCAGGTCCCCAGACAGTTGGGGACGTATTGGAAAGCCGCCGAAGGGATATAGGTGATGGTGATAAAGGGAGGAAGCCCTCCATCATTTGTTTCACTAAGGACATAGCCGCCAGGAGGGGCAACGATATCATACCCGGTAATGGTCACTGCGGCTGGCAGGGCATAGGATTCGCCGGCCACCGTATGGGGAATGGTATAGGGGAGCGGCCCGTAGCACTCCCAGGAGAAGTTGGGCATGGAGTTGCCGCTGCCCAGATCAATGTAGGCATGCATAAAGGCGGTGCCGTAATAGCCCAGGGTCTGGGCCGGGGCCCCGCTCAGGAGCTCGGGGACCGGGGGTTGGGGCCGGGCCCCGCTGGCAAGGTAGGAGGCGTTGAACTGGTACGCTCTGCCCTTGTCGACCCAATAGCGGCCGATGGCGCTGACCGGCCCTTCGCAGAGGCCGAAAAGGGTCCAGATGACATAGACATATTGGGTGCCCCCGGAGGGCGCGCCCCCGCCTTTGCCCATGCTCTGGGAAGGGGCCGCCTGGGCCACCGGCGTCCAGCCCCAGGTGAAGAAGATGTTGGGTTGGAGGCGGTTGCGGCCATAGAGGATGGGGATGGCCAGGCCCTCCACCGAGGTGGTGACCCGGTAGGAGGCCTGGAGGGTGCTGGTTTTGGCAAGGGAGCGGCCGCTGGTGCCCGCGGCGGAGTCGCCCATCAGTCCCGACATAATTATGGTTTCCGGTTCTCGGTGATTAGTTCAAAGTTCAAAGTTAAAGTCGAAGGCAACCTGGTTGAAGTCAAAGCAAGATCAAAGGCGGTTTTCTAACTTTGAACTTTGAACCTTGAACTTCTTCTGGCCATGCGGTGAAGAACTTCACCGGGTATCGGCCCAAATTCAGGGCCGACAAGAGCGCATTGTCCAGGATACAGGCGCTGACCGGTGCGGCCGCGGCGTGGATGATGCAGGGCCAGAGGAGCACGATGGCAGCATGGGAAAAGGCCCGGCCGATCTTCCAGACCGCGATATCGCCGTGCAGGGGATTGGAGATCTCCCGTCCGCCGAGAGCCCGGATCATCTCCAGATATTTCTCCTCTGCCCGGTGGAGGTGCCATTGCTGGGAGTAGTTCAGAGTTTCCAGTTTCCAGTTCCCAGTTCCCAGTTTCTTGCCGTTGCCTTTACTGGCAACTGGCAACTGGGAACTGACAACTTTTAAATCAATGACCCCCGCGGCCAGGAAAACCTCCAGGAGCAGCATGGCGCAATCCACGCCGCCCTGGCTCCCCTTGACGCGGCCCTGGTGATGGAAGGGCGTGCCGATCCAGGACTCGGCCTCGGCGAGCACGGCCTGGCGCTGGGCTGATTCGAGGATGGTCATTTAAGCTCCATTAGTAAGTGAGCAGTGAGCAGTGAGCAGTGAGCAGTAAAATCAAAATGGTTCCCTTTTATCTTTGCCATTGGTTTTGCCTTTACTGCTTACTGCTTACTGCTCGCTGCTCACTCATTCCGCCGTCTCCGGGACCGGAATCCAGGGGAAGCCCCGGAAGTTGCCTGCGTTATTAAACTTGTTTATGCAGGTGCTGAGCGCCCGGTTACAGCCGGGCCACGCAGTGAAGGTGTCGCCCGGGGCCGGCGCCGCCAGGAGGGGCGGCGTCAGGATGAGGGTCGCAGGTTGAGAACCTGTGCCGCCCACCTGGGACTGGATGCCGATCCAGGTCCCCTGGAGGGCCCCGGAGGTCATTTGGAGCTTCCCCAGGCTAAAATAGCCGGCCGCCAGGCCCGTCAGGTTGGTGACTATCTGAAAGATGGTGCTCCCGGCCTGCGCCTGCCCCTGGACCGCATACAAGGCCCCATTCAGCCCGCAGCCTTGGCCATAGAGGACGTGGTTGCAGAGGTGCTGGTAGAGGTTGCGGGGAAGCTTCCGGTCCAGGGTGTAGAGGTGCGAATCTATCTTGATCTGGGCCTTCAGGCCGCCGGTGATGATCTCGGTGACCAGGCCGGAGAAGAGCCAGACGACGCCGGTGGGCGGCCCAATCGCCTGGCCGGCGATCAACCACCCGGGAGGGGTAAGCCAGCCGTCAACGAACCAGCCGCCCAAAGGGGCCGGATAGTAGGCCCGTTGCAGCAGCAGATAGGCGTTGTCGAAGCCGCCCTGGCGCAGGAATTGATGGAAGGGAACCCCGTTCACCAGGTCATCCGGGGTGGCGTAGGCGTTGACCGTGAGGCTGTCCGCCTCCAGGCCGGCCTTCAGATCGATCTGAGAGCGGTCCCAGCGCACAGAGCCGCCGTAGGTGTTGCCGTTATAGACGATGGGCACGTCGGCGCTGCCGTAATAGAGCACCGTATCGCCGGGCATCGTGAATTGATAGAGGTCGAAGGCCAGCACTGGATCACGGCTGCGGAGGAGATCGACCAGGGCTGGGGTGACGGTTTTCATAGAGGCCGGTTTTCGGTTTTCGGTTCGGTTTTCGGTGTAGGGGCGGGTTTAAAACCCGCCCGTACAGGCGAGTCCCAAGTTCCGTAATCGCGCTCCAGGGCCTCCTCCTTAATCTGGCGACGCAGACGCTCGCGGTAATCGGCCGCGACTCGGGCCCCCAGCACGGCGGCCAGGACAAGGCCAGTAAGGCCACCGGCCGCAAAGCACAATAGAGAAATCACGATGACCACGATGCCACCCCCTCCCGGAAGAAAAGCCAGTTTTTCGGTTTTCGGTTTGGTGGAGCGGCCCTCTGTGGCCGCCAGTTATGGCAGGCAGGGACGCCTGCCCCACTAAACCGAAAACCGTCATTTCACGGTTTCAATCTTGATTCCCTTATGCTCCCAGAGCTGAGACATAAACTTGTCGAACTCGCTCAGGTCTTCTTGAAAAATGCAGCGCCGGTAGTAGCCGAAGTCCGCGGTGATCACCGCGCCCGCGGCCGGGGCCGGGGTGAAGGTGAGGAGCCCCGAGTCGATATAGGATATGGCGTAAGTTGACGGGTTCTGGGGCCCGCCGTTGAGATAGACGACCGGGACCGGAGGGTTCTTGATGTTGTATATGGGCTCGACAAAACCGCCGTAGGCTCGCAGAAGTTGAAAGACGGTGGTCGTCCCGTCTCCGATTCCCAGCTCCTGGCCTTGAATAAAATCATCATCCGGATCGTCGAATAAAAAGGAGTCGAAGCTCCCCTGGCGAGCCAGAAAGAAGCCCACCAAGGTCTTCAGGTCTCCAGATTCCGGAGTCGGCCCTCCATCCAGCAGGAATTCAATTGGGATCTCGATCTGCCAGCGGGGATAAATCCAGTTGGCGATGCGCTTTTTTATGCCGCTCACCGACTCCTGGGTAAGGGTGGAGAAGGTCGGCTTTTTGATCACCGGATAGGTTGCGCCCCGGAGAGCTGGGAAAACCGCGTTACTCATAGAAAGTCCTTTTTTCCACCGCAGAGACGCGGAGGACGCGGAGATAAAAAAAAAATTTCTTCTCTGCGCTCTCTGCGCCTCTGCGGTGAATTCTCATTTCAATCTCCGGCCGTCGCGCATGGCGGCTTTGACCGCCTCGGTCACGTGGTTGCGGTTGTTCTTGAAGAAACTTTTGACGGAGGGGCCATCCATTGCGCTGACGTTGAAGTGGACGTGGGTATCGCCGGCGCCGCCGCCCTTGCCGCCACCGGCCACCAGGTCCCGGACGCCTCCGGCCAGGGAGGCCGGGAGGACCATCTCCTGTTTGTGGAGATAGGCCAGGGAGTCGGCGGGCACATCCCAGCCGCCCGCCGCGGCGGGGACCATCCCCGCGAAGGCCATGATTGCCGCATAGGTTTGGGCCGCGGCCTCCGCCCCCATTTCCGGCCCCACCACCGGGACGCCGGCCGTCGCCGCATAGGCGGCCGCAGCGCCCTGGGCCGCGGAGCCCTGGATCGCCTGAATGTCGGCCAGGGCCTGGGCCGCGTCGGCTTCCGGGATGGCCGCGGTTTGCACGGCGACCACCTGGGCGGAGGTGGTCTGGGTGGCCAGGAGCTTTTGGGCCTCGGCGACGAGCCACGTTTGGAGACTCTTGGCGGCCAGGTTGACGTACGAGGTGAGGATGCCCGAGAGGATGTGGTCCAGCATCTTTTGCATGGACTGGGTGCCCTGAATCATGCCGTTGATGGCGGTGGTCATGGCTGAATCTAGCGGAGCCAGGGCGGCCTTCCACTTATTTTGGACGTCCTGGGCCGCCTGGGCCTCGGACTTCTGGATCTCCAGGGCATTCTTCCGCTCGGCGACCTGGACCTCTTGCAGGATCTCGGCCATCTTCTTGGGGTACTGGGCCCAGATCTGCTGGCGTTGCTCGAAGTTTTGCTTCTCCAGGGCGAGTTCCTGGGTTTTCAGGGTTTTAAGCTGGGCGAGCTCCTCGCTGGCGGAGATCAGCCCCAAGTCCTTTTCCGATTTATATTTTTCCTTTTGCGCCTCGATATCCATCTGGGCCAGCTTGAGGGAGTTTTGCAGGCGCTGCTCGGCTAGCTCCCGGTCCGCCTTGTCCGCGTCCTCCTGCATCTTCTTTTTCTCAAGGACCGCGTTTTGATAATTCATGCTGTCCTTGCCATAGGACTGGGCGTTGATGGCGGTGATCCGGTCCTGATCGGCCAGGCGCTGGGTCCAGGATTCCTTTTCGCTGGCCATCTGCTGCTTGATCTGGGCGATTTGCAGCTGCACCGCCTGTTTGGCGTCGGCTACGTCCAGTTCATAGAGCCGGTGCTTCACCTGGCGGTAATCCGCGGAGCCCTGCTGGCAGAGCGCCAACTTCTCCTGCCAGAAGGCGCGCTCCTGGGCCTTGGATTGCTCCAGGAGGTTGCCTTCTTCCTTGACCTCCTCCAATTCCTGGCGCCATTCCTCCATGCGGCCGCCGGCGCCGCCGCCGCCCCGCTTCATGGACTCTATGATGGAAGAGGCGCTGACGGCGCTAGCCGCCGATACCTGCTCCAGGGAGGCCTTCATATCGGCGGTGGCGTCGCTCACCGCGGCCTTGGCCTGGTCCAGGCCGTCTTTCAATGCGTCGGCTTGGGCGCTTATGAGAACTTCGATTTGGGAGTCGTTAGGCATAGAAGCTATCAGCTATCAGCTAAGGCAAAGTCAAAATCAAATGTAGGTTGGTGTCACACAGGTTTTAAACCTGTGCTACTGAGGGCACCATCTAAAAGGCTACGCCAGGGTCGCGATGAGGGCGTGGGCGACCAGGTTGGCCAGCACCCCCAGCACCAGGAACTCGATGATAAACATCAGCATGATGACCTCCGGTTTTCGGTTTTCAGTTTTGATGGCAAGGGTTTTAATCTGTGCTACTGAACCTTGCCGCCCGCAGTGGAGAAGGCGGCCATCAGCTCCTCGAGGGAGCCGTAAAAACCAGGGGTTAGGGGCGAGGGGTTAGTGGTTTTTTCTAACCCCTGATCCCTGATCCCTGATCCCTGGTACTTGTATCCCAGGTAGGCGGCCACCAGGTCACCCACCGGCGGGTGCTCCTCCCAGTAGCGCTGCATCTCGTAGAAGCGGGGCAGCGTCATCTGCTGCGCTATGTATTCCCAGGTCCAGCCGGTGAGGCTGATTATCCGGGAATAGAGGTATCCCCACTCGGGACGCTCCCCGCCTGCGGTTCCCCCGGGTCGCGCCTCGCAAGGCCCGAAACCTCCAATAGCTGCGCCAGGGCGCCCGGAAACGAGGGTAGGTCTAGGCCCTCCTTGACCTCGGTTAGGGTGAGCTCCGGATAATTGCGCACCAGCGCCGCGTGGATCACCTCTGCTCCCTCGGAGAAGCGCTGCGTCAATTTCGCCGGCGGCTCGGCCCAGGACTCGATCATCGGCCAGTATTTCTCCAGGGCCGCCAGATTGAGGGGAGGAAGGATGTAATCTTTTCCGCCCAGGCGAAGGGGGAGACCGTCAAGTTGCAGTTCCATCATTAGTTTCCTTTTAATTGCCAGTTACCAGTTGCCAGTAAAAACAAAGGAAAAAAACTGGGAACTGGTAACTGGGAACTGTAACTATTCCGTCATCGTTAGGGTGCCGATGTTGTCGTTTTGGTCCGCCATCGCGGAAAAGTCGAATTCCACGATCAGGTGATCCTCGTTCTTGGTGGGCAGCGTGAGCTTCGAGCTGATGCACTGGTTGAGGACCAGGGTCATGGTATAGCCGCCGGTGACGCCGGTCAGGACCGCCTTGAAGGTGGGCGTCAGGCCCATAGGCTGATTGCTGATGGCGATGGTTCCCCCGGTGGTGGGCGAGTTATAGAGGTAGTC